ACTAAATTCAATATGGATAATGCTCCTAGTAATGAATTTTTCTTAGAGTATATAGCACGCCCGCAAACGGCAGAGATATTCTTTGAAGAGGTTTTGATGGCTTGTGTGTTTTATGGAATGCCCATTCTATGTGAGAATAATAAACCTCGTTTGTTATATCATTTAAAGAATAGAGGTTACAGGGGTTATAGTATTAATCGTCCTGATAAAACATTTAATAAATTATCTAAGACGGAAAGAGAATTAGGTGGAATACCTAACTCAAGTGAAGACGTAAAGCAGTCACATGCTTCAGCTATAGAGTCATATATAGAAAAACATGTGGGTTTAGATTTGGTAGGAAATTATAGAGATAGTGATGATATGGGAATAATGTATTTTCAAAATACTTTAGAAGATTGGGCAAAGTTTGATATAAATAATCGAACAAAGTTTGATGCCTCTATTAGTTCAGGGTTGGCTATTATGGCGAATCAAAAACACTTATATACACCTGCTCAAGAAAAATCGAAAATAAGCATTAACTTTGCGAGATATAATAACACAAACTCAGTTAGTCAATTACTTAAATAAATGAAAGACGTAAAAATACAAGTAAATGCATCTTCATTTCCCGACCAATTCGCATCAGATTCGGTTAAGGATACAATGGAGTATGGATTGCAGATAGGACAGTCAATACAATATGAATGGTTTAGAAATGATGGCGGCTCTTGTCGGTTTTACTCTCAACGTGGTGAATTTAACAAATTAAGACTATATGCTCGTGGAGAGCAGTCTATTGGTAAGTATAAAAACGAAATTTCTGTTGACGGGGATTTGTCTTATCTTAATTTAGATTGGACACCAGTTCCTATTATTCCAAAGTTTGTGGATATTGTGGTTAATGGAATGAATGATAGACTCTTCAAAGTAAAAGCAACTGCACAAGATGCTCTTTCTGCTGAGAAAAGAAATCAATTTCAAGAGATGGTTGAAGGTGATATGATTGCAAAACCATTATTAAAACAAATTACAAAAGATTTCGGGATTGATGTATTTCAAACTGAAGAAGCAGAGCTACCAGAAAACGATCAAGAGCTAGAGCTTTTCATGCAAATGAAATATAAGCCAGCAATTGAGATCGCTGAAGAGGAAGCTATTGATACTATATTTTCTGCAAATCATTATAATGATACCAGAAAAAGAATTGATTATGATATTACTACTTTAGGAATAGGTGTTGGAAAACATATGTTTTTACCTGGAGCTGGAGTAAAAGTAGAGTATGTCGATCCTGCTAATGTGGTTTATAGTTATACAGAAGACCCTTATTTAAAGGATTGTTTCTATTGGGGAGAAATTAAAACAGTTCCAATTACGGAACTTATTAAGATAGATCCAACCTTGACTAATGAGGACTTAACAGAGATATCTCAGTATAGCCAGTCTTGGTATAATTATTACAATGGAGCGCAAGAAGCGAACAATGTGTTTTCAAGAGAGACGGCAACATTATTATATTTTAATTATAAAACAACACATACTTTTGTTTACAAGAAAAAGAAGATGTCTGATGGCACTTTTAAAGTTGTAGAAAAAGATGATCAATTTAATCCTCCACCAGAAATGATGGAAGAAGGAGGTTTTGAGAAAGTAGAAAAGACTATTGATGTTTGGTATGATGGTGTAATGGTAATGGGTACTAATATTATGCTTCAATGGAAATTGGGAGAGAATATGGTAAGACCAAAATCAGCAAGCCAATATGCAATGCCGAATTATATAGCATGTGCGCCTAAAATGTATAAAGGAGCTTTAGAGTCTTTAGTTAGACGAATGATTCCTTTTGCAGATTTAATTCAAATGACTCACTTGAAAATACAACAAGTAGTTTCTCGTGTTGTTCCAGATGGTGTATTTATTGATGCCGATGGATTGAATGAGATTGACTTAGGTACTGGAGCTGCTTACAACCCTGAAGATGCTTTGCGTCTTTACTTTCAAACAGGTAGTGTAATAGGGCGAAGCTATACTCAAGATGGAGAATACAATAACGCAAGAGTTCCGATTACTCAGTTAACAGCAAATAGTGGAGCTAGTAAGATGCAAATGCTTATTGGAAACTATAATCATTATTTAGATCAGATTAGAACTGTAACGGGATTAAATGAAGCGAGAGATGGATCAAGTCCTGACCCTAATTCTTTAGTTGGTGTTCAGAAGTTAGCAGCATTAAATTCTAATGTAGCAACTCGCCATATATTAAATGCAAGTTTATATATCACGAGAACGTTAGCGGAGTGTCTATCTATTAGGACTGCTGATATTTTAGAGTATGCAGACTTCAAGGATGAATTTGCAATGCAGATCGGTAAATATAATTTAGGTATCCTTGAGGATATAAAAGAGTTATATATGCATGACTTTGGTATATTTATTGAGATGGCCCCAGATGAAGAAGAAAAAGCTATGTTGGAACAAAACATACAAATGGCTCTTTCTAAGCAAGATATTAATCTTGAGGATGCTATTGATATTAGAGAAATTGCAAACTTGAAAATGGCAAATCAATTACTTAAGGTAAAACGAAAAGCTAAACAAGTGGCGGAGCAACAAGCTCAAGCAGCACAGGCAGAGCAACAGGCTCAAATGCAACAACAAGCGCAACAGGCTGCGGCTCAGTTAGCTATGCAAACAACTCAATCACAAACTCAATCTAAGATCGCAGTAAAGGAAGCTGAAATAGCTTTTGATATTCAAAAATTACAAATGGAGGCTGAGTTGAAGAAAGCGTTAATGCAAACTGAATTTGACTTCCAGATGCAATTAAAGGGAATGGAGCAAGACAATATAAAAGCTAGGGAAGATAATAGAGAGGGTGCAAAAAAAGATAGAATTAATCAACAGTCTACAAACACTTCTAAGATAACGGAGCAAAAGAAAAGAGACTTACCGTCAATAAATTTTGAGTCCAATGAAGACAGTTTAGATGGTTTTGATTTAGCAGAATTTGACCCCAGATAAATAAATAAAATAGTATTAACTTTAAAAAATCAAATCAAATGGAATTTCAAGTAAAAGCAGTAGGTGCAAATGTTGAAGAAAAATCAAGAGCGCAGGTTGAAGAAACCTTATTAAAAGAACATGAAGAGCAGTTTGAAGAGAAGTCAAACACACCACCTTCAGACGGAATTGATAAAGTAGACTTTAGAAGTAAAAAAGAACCAGAGAACAAAGAAGGTTCAACTGAAGAAACAAAGGTAGAGGATACCTCTGAAGAAAAAACAGAGGTAGAATTAGAAGAAAATGACGTTCTTTCATATATTAAGAATAGATATAACAAGGATATAAATTCTATTGACGAATTGTTTGCGGAAAAAGAGGCAAACCCTGAGTTACCAGAAGATGTGTCTAAGTATTTAAAGTACAAGCAGGATACTGGACGTGGTATTAATGACTTTTATAATTTACAAAAGGACATTGAAGGCATGGAAGACAATGCTGTACTTGCTAGTTATTATGAGTCGACTGAGGAAGGTTTAGACGCAGAAGATATCCAAGACATTATCGAAGATAAGTTTTCATATGATGAAGATTTAGATGATGAAAAGGATATTAGAAAAATAAAACTAGCGAAAAAACGAGAACTTGCGAAGGCAAAGACGTTTTTGAATGAGCAAAAAGATAAATATAAAATTCCTCTTGAGTCAAGTGGGGGTGGATTATCTGGAGATCAGGAAGAAAGCTTAGCTGCCTACAAAAAGTCAATAGAGGACTCTAAAAGTATTACAGAGCAAAACTCTAAAAGATATGATTATTTCTTAGATAAAACCGAGTCGGTTTTTAACAACGAATTCAAAGGTTTTGATTTTTCTGTTGGTGATAAAAACATTTCTTTTAAACCAGGCGATGCACAAGAACTTAAAAACGTTCAGTCTGATGTTAATAATTTCATTAACACATTCATGGATAAAGATGGTTTGATTACGGATGCCAAAGGATATCATAAAGCCCTATCGGTTGCTATGAATCCGGATAAGTTTGCTAAGCACTTTTATGAACAGGGAGTTGCTTCTGCTATAGACGATGTTTCTAGAAGATCTAAAAACATTAATATGGACGTTAGACAACAATCACAATCGGTTACCAAGAATGGTATAACGATTAGACCTGTTTCTCAAAGTAATGATAACGGAAGAGGACTCAAAATTAGAAGTAATAAACGAAGTTAAACATTAAAAAAATTAAAAATTATGGCAGTAAATGTAGCCCCAGGATTTGACTTGCAGCCAAGTGCGCAGCAAACTCCTTTATCGACAAATTATATTACTAACTTTGATTTCTTAAATCAGTATCTTCCAGATACTTACGAAAAGGAATTTGAACGTTATGGAAACAGATCAGTAGCATCATTCTTAAGAATGGTAGGAGCTGAGATGCCTTCTACTTCTGACCTTATCAAATGGGCAGAACAAGGAAGATTACACACGAAGTACCAAGCGGTAACTTCAGCAGCAGCTGCTGGACAAGACTCTGCTGTTTGGACTATTCCAAACAACGTTACTAACTTTAACCCAGCATTAGCTGGAACATCTAGCCAGGCAGCTTTTAGAGCAGGTCAAACGGTTATGATTTCAGATAATACAAATGCTTCTGCATTACAGAACAAAGGTATTATTACAGTAGCTCCAACGGCTGCTAATCCTAACAAGGTAACAATTGCATACTACGAAACAGGAGGTCAGACAATGGCGGCTGGAGTATCATGTGATATCTTTATCTATGGTTCTGAATTTGCAAAAGGAAAAGAAGGAATGGTAGGTTCTTTAGAATCTGATGACTTCTTCTTCCAAAATAAACCAATCATCATCAAAGACAAGTATTCTGTTTCTGGTTCTGATATGGCTCAAATTGGATGGGTAGAAGTTACAGGTGAAGATGGTGTAAGTGGATTCTTATGGTATTTAAAATCTGAACACGATACAAGACTTCGTTTTGAAGATTATCTTGAAACTGCAATGATTGAAGCAGTACCTGCTGGTGCTGGATCTGGTGCAGCTGATTATTTACAAGGAGTTGGAGCAGGACTTGGTGCTGCTGATTCTTCTGGATCAGAAGGTATTTTCTACGTAGTTGGAAATAGAGGTAACGTATTTGGTGGAGGAAATCCAACAACTTTAGCTCAATTTGATAACATCATTCAACGTCTTGACAAGCAAGGTTCAATTGAAGAAAATGTTCTTTTTGTAGATAGAGAATTCTCATTTAATATTGACGATATGTTAGCTTCACAAAACTCTTACGGAGCGAATGGAACTTCATATGGTTTATTTGACAATGATAAGGATATGGCTTTAAATTTAGGTTTCACAGGATTCCGTAGAGGTTACGATTTCTACAAGTCTGACTGGAAATACTTAAATGATCCTACTATGAGAGGTGGTATAAACGCAGGTGCAGTAAACGGACTTTTAGTTCCAGCTGGATCAACAACTGTTTATGACCAAATCTTAGGTAAGAACGCTAAGAGACCATTCTTACACGTGCGTTATAGAGCTTCTGAGACTGAAGACAGACGTTACAAATCTTGGATTACTGGTTCTGCTGGTGGTGCAAGAACAAGCGACTTGGATGCAATGGAAGTTAACTTCCTATCTGAAAGAGCTGTATGTACTTTAGGTGCAAACAACTTTTTCTTATTTCAAGATGCATAAGTATTAACTATATTAAGGGGGGTGGCCATGCATGAAAAAGCCCTGTCGCCTCCCTTTTTTATTATAAATTAAATTAAATTATATTATTATGACTACAAAAAAACCAGTGTACAAGGCGAAAGCCTATCGCTTAAAAGGACATAAAGCTCCTTTAGCCTATATGTTATCTTCTAGGCACTCACAAAGATCACCATTATTACATTTTGACGAAGAGACAGGGATAAATAAACCCTTACGTTATTCTCGTAATCAAAAGTCACCTTTTGAAGATGAACAAGATGGAAATGCTATTTTAGAACCAATTGTGTTCGAGGATGGTTTACTTATGGTTGATAAAGAAAATCAAGTATTACAAAAGTTTTTACATTTACATCCAAGTAATGGGCATGTATTTGAAGAAATAAACAAAGAGCGTGATGCAACAGTTGAGCTGAAACATGTTGAGATGGAGTTAGAAGCTCAAATCGCAGCAAAAGAAATCACGAAAGATATTCAAAAATTAACTCAAGTATGTCGTGTCTTGATGGGTAATGGAGTTGAAAATATGACTTCTCCTGAACTTAAAAGAGACTTATTGGTTTATGCTAAAAATAATCCTGAAGACTTCTTAAATACAGTTAATGACCCAATGTTAGAACTTATGGATGATGTTCATCAGTTTTTTAGTTCTACATTACTAGGTTTTAGAAATAGCGGAAAAGACGTTTACTATAACTTACCTAACAATAAAAAGAAAATGTTGACAATACCGTTTGGAGAAGATCCTTATTTTATTGTTTCATCTTTTATGAAAAGTGATGATGGCTTAGAGGTTTACAAACTTCTTAAGAATAAAATTAAGTAAAATAAATTCAACAATTTACATGAAGCATCCTAAATAAAATAGGGTGCTTTTTTTTTGCTATCTTTGTAAAAAGAATTAATTATGCCAATAAACGAAGTACGAAATACCGTATTAGCAATAGCCAACAAAAACAACTACGGATATATTTCACCACAGGATTTTAATTTGTATTGTCAGCAGGCCCAAATGTCTCTTTTTGAGGATTATTTTTATGCTTACAATAATCAAATTGTAAAAGAAAATCAACGATTATCTGGTACTGGATACGCAGATATCACAAAAGGATTGGTTGAGGTTATTGATACCTTTTATGAATATATTCCATTAGGGAGAGCTGGTATTGATTTAAACCAATACACTCTGCCCTTAGATTATTACCTAATAAATAAAATATTAATTTATACAAGTCAATTAGCTACAGGAACAACAACAGCTGTAAACGGAGGAGGAGTAAAGGTAGCGGATAGTACAGCTACATTTATAACCGATGGAGTTGTAGTTGGTGATATAGCCTCTACGGTTACATCTGGAGTAACTTATAATACAGTAATAACTCAAATAGTAAGTGAGACAGAGATGTTAGTTCGTTCTACATCTGGAGCTATTGTATGGGATAGTATTGGAAAAACATATACTATTTATTCTGGAACTAAAATTAAAGAAGCGGAGAGAGTTCCACATTCTAAAATAACAATGTTAAATAATTCAATTTTAACAAAGCCTACAATTTCATATCCATCATATACTCAAAATGCATTAGTAATGGAGAGTTATCCAAATACAATAGTAGGAATAGGACAAGTTACTTCTCAGTATGTTAGATATCCATATGCTCCTAAATGGACGTATGCTTTAATAACTGTGGGAGAGCCTGTATTTGACGCATCACAAAATGATTATCAAGACTTTGAGTTACCATTATCTGATGAACCTGCTTTAATTGCAAAAATATGTAAATATGTAGGGATAGAAATTAGAGAAGCAGATGTGTATCAATTTGGAGCAGCAGAATTAACATCAGAACAACAAACACAAGCATAGATGGCCTATATAAACGACTACGCATATTATCAAAATTCAGGAAATACTCCAACAGATGCGAACTGGGGTTCATATCAGTATGTTTCTTTAGATGACATAGTAAATAACTTTATGCTAATGTATCAAGGGAATCATGAATTGATAAACAATATACAGAGATATCAGATTTTGTTTCATGCTAAAAGAGGGATACAAGAGTTGAACTATGATGCTATGAAGGAAATTAAAATTCTTCAATTAGACATCACTTTACAACTTAGATTTATACTTCCTCAAGATTATGTAAACTGGGTAAGGATTTCTGTAAATGAAGATGGGGTATTAAAACCATTAACAGAGAATATTCAAACTAACTGGTCTTCAGCTTATTTGCAAGATCATGATGCTAATATACTATTTGATCAAGACGGGAATGTTTTAAGACCTGAAAACTCAGAAGTAGATTTAGCAAGAATTCAAGGAAGTGGACGTAGCATTTATTTAAATGCATCAAG